GGCAAAATGCCAATGAACCCTGCAACAGGAAAACCTACATTTGTAGGTGATGGTATTGGAAAAATGTCTAGAGGTGGACAACCTCCTTTAGTATTACCTCCTGTATTAAGAAAAGCTATAGCCGATAAAAAAGTTAAAATAGATAGCAAAGGTAATGTCGTAATGACAGATGCAGGAAGAAGAAAAGCTATGATTGAAACTGATGCTATAAATAAAGCTATGAGAGGAAAAAGAGAAAAAACTATGAGAAAGAAATCATATGCTACAGGTGGTGGAGCTACATCTGACTACGATATAACACAAAGAAAGTATGGTGGTGCAGGTAAGAAAAGAACTGGCACAACGACAACAGCTAAAAAACCAGTTGTAACAAAAGCTATGATGGATAAAGCAGGTGTAACTAGCTTACGAGATTTCTATAATAAGATGGAAGTAAATGCTGCAGGTACTGGTTATAAGCAAAGATCTAAAGCTTTATCTAGAACAGGAGCAGGTTCTAGAACTTCTAAAATGAATCAGGCTAATCCAAAATTAAATTTTGGGACTAAAAAACCTAGCAAGTCTCAAACAACAACTATGAAACCTAGTAAGCCTAAGAAAAAAGCAGGACCTCTAGGGTTTCAAAAGTTCTTTGAAGCTTTAAGTAAACGTGGTGGATTTAGATCAGATTAGGAGATATTGATGGCACTACCTGCATTAGCTGCACTAGGATCTCTTGCTGCCCAAGCATCTATAAGGCTCATTTCTAGATATATACTAAGACATGGGCCTAAAGAGACTGCAGAAAAACTTGCAAAAGCACTTCCTAGTAGAAGCAGTCGTAATATAAATAAAGCAATAAAAGCTGCAGAAAAAGAAATAGACGCAGCTAAAAAATTGTATGATAAAGCTAAAAAAGGGAATGTAGTTACTACTGGAAAATATTCACAAAAAAGTAGTACTTTAGGAATAACTCCTACACAATTAAAGGGAAATGTTGTTCCTAAAACAACACCTAAAACAAAGGAAGGCAAAATCCTTAGAGCTTATTCTGAATATAAAGGGGGTAAAGGCAAATTAGCAGAAGGCACTGGTGCATTTGTAAGAAAAGATAGAATAGGTCAAAAAACAATATCTACTATTGGTGGTAGGTCTAATAAAAACTATACATTAAAAAATAAGGCAGGTTCATCAACTCCTAGTTTTTTGAAAAAAGAAAAAGGTAGGATGGAAAAAATAAAAGATAGGGTAGAAGCTACTTTAAAGAAAAACAAACTAAAGGCTACTGGTTTAACTACAGCAGCTTTAATTGGTGTAGCTGCAACTATTGATACAGATAAGCCTAAAAAGAAAACAACTACTGCTAAAAAACAAACAACTAGAAAAAACATTAGACCTAAACCAAATCCTAAAAATTTAGAAAATTATATGGGTGGTGCAGGTGGTATTAGAGTAAGGAAAAAGAGAAAGAAATAATACATGGCATATTTGATAAGTGATTTAGGTGCTGCAGGAGTACCTTTATTTAAGTGTTGGGTAAGAAAAGAGTTTACAAATGGACATAATGATTATCATGGAGAATATATCCATGCAATCGTAACTGCTGTAAATACTATGCCTGATAGATGTTTGAGCTTTCAGGTTATATTTACAGGATGTGAAGCTGATGATGGTTCACAAGAAAATGTTCATGGTGGAGCTATGTGGGCTAGAATGCCACTACCTGCTCTAGTGGGAGACATAGAGTTAGATGAGTGGCCCGATAGAATGCCTACCCATTTAGCACAACCTTGGGATTGCCCATCGCATTATCATAGTGTTGTTATGTTTTCGAGATGTCAGCCTAGCCCTTGGCTTTGTAAGATAGATGGTGAGTTTTATAAATCACGATACTTATTTACAGTGGACTATACAGAAAGCCAAGTAGCAGATGATCCTGCTCAACATAAGCAGAGTCATGTAATGATATTAACAGAGGGGCAATGGAAAGGTAATGTTGTAGCATTACCAAATAATAGGGTTAGAGTAACTAGCCCTGCATATTGGATAACTGGTGAAGGTGCTCCAGATTTTAGACCTAGCCAACATATACATTGTGCAGAACAAGATGATAGTTATACAGATCCTAATGTAACATTCAATAATTTATATAAAGAATGAGTAAAGTAAAAGCCCTAACGAAACTTATAAAGAAAAAATATGGTGATGTTTTACCTGATGAAGAAATACCTAGAGTTTTTGAAAAGACACAAGTATCTAAGTTAGGGTACAAAACTAGACCTACTCAAACTAGAGGTAAGCTAGATAGGTTTGGAAAAAAACCACCTTTATTTTCAGGAGATACATATAAAACAACAAGATATAAAGGTACACCTGAAGAAGAGTTTGAAATAGCTAAAGAAATAAGAGAACGTACAGAAGGTGCAGATGTAAGTAAAAAAATAAGTAGGTTAGGTTATTCATCTTCTAGAGCTTTAAAAGGACTTAGTAAAAAAGAAATAAAAGAGCAACTAAAGAATTTAGATTTAATGGTTGATGCTAGAGGTCAAATAGTTTCTAGAGTTAAAACACCATTAAAAGAAAAAGCTTTAAAAAGTGATATAGAATACAGAAAATTTAAATTAAAAAAAGAGATAAGAAAAGAAACAGATCTTAAAAAAATAACAAGAAAAACTCCTGGATATAATAAAATTATAGATAGGATATTAGTTAAAGGAGATAAAGATACAACATATCCTTTTTCAGGAAATCCAAATGCTCGTGGAATATTTAAAGATAAACTAGAAGAGGCAGAAAAATATAAAATTCTACAGGGAAAACTTAGATATGTAGATCCTGAAACAGGTTTAGTTGAATACAGATATAATAAAGAATTTATTAGATTAGAAAAAAGTCTTCAAAATAATGGTTTCTTTTCTAAAGATCATTTAGATTTAGATCATAGTTTACGATTAATCAGAGAAGATAGAAGAGCATATGCTAATAGAGGTCGTATTACAAAAGAAGAACAAGAATATAGAAGACTTGCAATAGTTCCTAAAGAAAAAGCTAGAGCTAAAAGAAGAGCAATAACTAGTAAAGTAAAAGAACAAGATTTAATGAAAGCACTTCAATCTCCTGAAAGATTTATTAAAGGTAAAGATGCTGAAGCTAAAAGAAGAACACGCATGTTAACATTGATAGAGCAAGGCAAGATAGATCCAACAACAGATCCAATGTTTACAAGAAGAAGAAAAGGGGCAGACTAAAATGCCAATAATTAATAACAGTGCTAGTAAGTTTAGAACAGAATTAAAAAATATTACTGCTACTTCTTCAGGAGATAATGCAACTTTGTTGTATGAAGTTCCTAATAATTATAGTGCAATGGTAGAATTATTATTAATTAGTTCTAGCAATCAAGCAAATAAAAAAATATCTATTGAGAATTTTCATTTTGAAGATAGCACATATCATACAATGGTAAATGAACTAGTTATGGGTTCTAACTCTATTTTAAATATTTTAGACGGCTCTAGATTAAACATGCATCAAAAAGATAAAATAGTATGTTTTACAGATACTAGTGGAAATTTTGATGTAACTATATCTGTAGAAGAATATTTTGACCCTGTAAGGATATAAAATATGGACTTAATTTTATTTTTATTTATTGTAGGTTCTGTAGGAATTATGTATTGGATAATGAGTATGGGAGATGATTAATGCCAAGAAAAACTACTGGTGGTACAATAGGCAGAAAAAAGAGTACAGTAAATGCTGCCGGTAATTACACCAAACCTGCATTACGCAAACGTATCTTCAACCGAATTAAGGCAGGTGGAAAAGGTGGAGCACCTGGACAATGGTCTGCGAGAAAAGCCCAGATGGTCGCACAAGCCTACAAAAAAGCAGGAGGAGGATACAGAGGTTAATGGCAATAAATAAAAACCCAAGAATAAAAAGAAAAAAAGGACAACCTGCAAAGTCTAAAAAACATTCTGATTTATATACAGATGAAGATCCAAAGGGAACGATAAAGGGATTAAAATTTGCTACACAAGCAGATGCAAAGAGAAGTGTGCTAATAATTAAGAAAAGTGGCAGATCACATGCACATAAAATACAGGCAGCAATAGCTATGGAACAACGAGCTAAAGCTGCAGGTAAAAACAGTTCTGCCATAGAGTATAGAAAGTATATTAATTCTATGAAAAAAATAACTCAACAAAGAAAGAGAGCTTAATTATGGCACTTAAACCATCACAACGAAGTCTAAGATCATGGACTGAACAAAAATGGAGGACGAAAAGTGGACAACCTAGTACACAAGGCCCAAGAGCTACAGGAGAAAGGTATCTCCCAAGCAAAGCAATTTCTGCACTTTCAGATGCAGAGTATCGAGCAACTTCTAGAGCTAAACGGCAAGGCAGGAAAATGGGTAAGCAATTTGTGGCTCAACCCAAACTCATCGCCAAAAAAGTAAGAAGTTATAGAAAGGTAACATAATGGCTAGACAACTAACAGAAAAACAACAAAAGTTTCTTGATGTTCTATTTGATCAGGCAGGAGGTAATGTTGTTGAAGCTAAGAAGTTAGCAGGTTATTCAGAAAACAATTCTACTACAGAGATTGTAAAATCTTTGAAAGAAGAAATTGTAGAGATAACCCAGTTGTATATGGCTAGAAATGCACCAGTAGCTGCCATGTCGTTAGTAGACGGCATGGTAGATCCTACTCAGTTAGGATTAAGAGATAAATTGGTGGCAGCAAAAGATTTGTTAGATAGAGTAGGATTGGCTAAAACTGAAAAGTTGCAAGTAGAAGCTTCAAATGGTTTAATGATACTCCCCCCTAAA